TAATGGTATTTATAACTGATGAAATAACTAAACGAGGGGGGCAAAAATTACGAATTAAAATAGAAGAATAATATTAATTAATATTGCACTAGACCCGCTATTTATTAGCGGGTTTTTTTATTGGTATTGGTTGGCTTATATGTGGGGTTTTATTGTGGGTTTTAACCTAGTTTACACGGCTATTAAATTAGTGGGTTTATCGTTAATATATGCGGGTTTATGGGGTTGTTTTTATACGCTCGGGGGCTATCCAATAACTTAATCTAAATTAGTAAACTAGGATATAAAACGGGAATATAATCTAAAACATATCCTATAATATAAATTAGGGTCTATACCCTTTTATATACGGGTTCTGTAATTATCGTAAGTAATATAAGCGGGTAATTGTAGGGTTAAGTTACTGATAAATATGTATAAATAAATATATATTATATACTATAATACGGCTAGGGTCAGTAGGGGGGGTACATATACGTGTATGCCAGTGAGAATATAAATTATAAAAATAGAGGTGTGAACTAGATTGGTCGGCAAGACCCCTAATAATATTGGTCGGCTAACCCTTATATACCCCCTAGGGTATAGATGTAAGGCCCCCGGGTAGGGGTAAGTTATTATTGTACCAACAAATTCAAAACTGTCAAGTAAAAAATTTTTTTTATAGAAAATACTTGACAACTAGCTAATATCGAATACAATATAATAAACTGTATTTAAGATAAATATTGTCTAGCACACTTTTCTACACCTTTGATAGACAGATACAGGGAAATAGTGGTGCTGAAGACACATAGGCCTATGATTTCTAATTTATTACCGCAGAAGCAAAAACCAAAGAAGGAGCTTACCATTAAGCAAACCACCTTCGTAGACGAACTCATGTCTAATGGTGGTAATATTAGTCAAGCTATGAAAGTAGCAGGCTATCATGATGGTTCTCGTAATTGGCTTATTGAATCTGTACGTGATAATATCATCGAACGTACAAAACAAGAACTAGCACTTAATGGCCCTAAAGCGGCTACCCGACTAGTTAATACATTAGATGAAGACGGAACAACACCAAAAGGTGACTTACGCTTAAAAGCGGCAGAAAGCATATTGAATAGAATTGGTATCGGCTCTAATGATGCTGTAGACCATAATGTACAGGTAACACATGGAGTGGTTCTGTTACCAAGTAAGAAAGAAGAACCTATCCAGATAAATGAAAACGAATGATATACGAAGAACTTCCACTATACCCTTCGGATATGAGCTCGGAGAAGACGGTAAGACGTTACTCCCTATCCAACAGGAGCTTGATGCGTATACAAAGGCTAAACAGTATCTTCAAACTTGCTCTTATAGGGAAGTTGCTAGTTGGCTATCCGCAACCACCAAGCGGCCTATTAGTGCCCAAGGGTTACGAAAGAAGGTTTTAAATGAAAAAGAACAACAAATTACAGAATCCAGAGAAAGCTGACCTAAATAAAGACGGTACGCTTACAAAATATGAAGAAAAACGTGGCAAAGCCATAGAAAAAGCAATGAAATTAAACAAAAGATACGGCGGAAAAGTAAGAACTCCGTCAAATTTTGGCTTATAGAGTGAATGATATACCAGAACCTAAAAAAAAGCGTCAATATAATTATAGCACAGCTACAAAAGTTAAAAATGCGGCTCAAAAAAGGCTTAGAGAAGCTAAAAAAACTGCTGACAACAAAAAAAGACAGCTCAAAAACCAAAAAGACAAAGTAAGATACCTAGAAACTAGTCTAAAAAAGATAGAAGGTACGCTAAATGGTAAAAAACCATCTGTAATAACAGATGATGAGTTAAAAGTTGCACCAAAAGCAGTTAGAGAACACGTTACAGACGATAGTAACGTTATCTTTAGACCTAATACAGGGCCACAAACAGATTTCCTAGCCGCACCAGAGCGTGATGTACTTTACGGAGGAGCGGCAGGCGGAGGAAAATCATACGCATTGCTAGTTGATTTACTACGGTATGCGGATATGTCGGAACATCGTGCATTACTCCTCAGACGTACTTTAAATGAGCTAACAGAGTTAGTTGATAAAAGTAAACAGATATATCCAAAAGCATTTCCGGGTGCTGTTTTCAAAGAAGCGAAGTCAATGTGGGTTTTTCCTAGCGGAGCTACAGCTTGGTTTTCATATCTGGATAAAGATACAGATGTAACAAGGTATCAAGGACAATCTTTTACATGGATTGGAGTTGACGAGATAACACATTATCCAACACCTTATGTCTGGGAATATCTTCGTTCTCGTTTAAGAACAACAAATCCAAGTATAAAAGCATATATGCGGTGCACAGCTAACCCCGGCGGTGTCGGAGGTTGGTGGGTTAAGAAAATGTATATTGACCCTGCACCACCAGACGAACCATTTCCTGCACAGGATATAGAAACAAAACAATCTTATCTATGGCCTATAGGACATGAAAAGGCAGGGCAACCTTTATTCTTGCGTAAGTTTATACCTGCAAGATTAACAGATAACCCATACCTAATGCAGGATGGTCAGTACGAAGCCATGCTACGTTCTTTACCAGAAATAGAACGTAAAAGACTTTTAGATGGTGATTGGGATGTTGCAGAAGGAGCGGCATTTCCAGAGTTTGAAAGGTCACTACACATTGTAAAACCTTTTGACATAGCACCATCGTGGCCAAGATTAAGAGCGGCCGATTATGGTTTTGCTTCACCCTCATGTGTTTTATGGGGTGCTGTAGATTGGGATGGAAACTTAATTATTTATCGTGAATTATACGGTAAACAGTATACAGGCGAGTCATTAGCTAGGGTAATACTACAAATGGAGCGTAATGATAGACCTGCTAGCACTTCTGTTTTAGATGCAAGTTGTTGGAATAAAACAGGACATGGAATGAGCATAGCAGAAACAATGATGCGTAATGGCGTTCGATGGACACCTTCAGATAGAAATAGACTTGCAGGTAAAATGGAAATACACAGACGTTTGTCTCTTGATAATGGTAGACCATCATTATACATATTTGAGACTTGTACGAATTTAATTAGAACTTTAGGTAACATACCTACATCAAAGTTAAATACGGAAGATGTAGATACAAAAGCTGAAGACCATGCATATGATGCATTAAGATACATGGTTATGACAAGGCAATCAAACAAACCTACTGTTCCGGACATATTAAAAGATATTAAGCAAAAGGCTTATCAACCCGAAGACATGGTTTTCGGATATTAACCAAAAGGAGTAAAAATGAAAACTGCAAAGAATCCCGTAGATGGAAGCATACTTAACTCTACTCAAGAAACTGGCTATCTAAGTCCGGCTAACGAAAAAGCTGTAGCAAAAGAAAAGCCACAATTCTCTACAGAAATTAATGAACCAAATCAAACATTAATTTTAGAAGCAGGGAAAAAGGGTAAGGGTAAAGCAGAAGTAGATGCTTTTATCATGAACTCAAGCGAAGATAAAGATTATTAAAAGGAAAACAAATGGCTGATGACGCAAAAGATACAGCGTCTACGTTACCACCAGAGGATGCTCCGGGCATTGTTGGTTATGTATTAGAAAAGTATAATGAGTCTAAGATGGCTCGTTATACACACGAACAACGATGGCTAAAAGCATTTAAAAATTATCGTGGTATTTATGATTCTTCTACACAATTTCGTAGTACAGAGAAAAGTAAAGTTTTTGTAAAGATAACAAAAACAAAAGTGTTGGCCGCCTATGGTCAAATAGTAGATGTTTTATTTGCTAACAAAAAATTTCCTATTACTGTAACATCAACACCAGTACCAGAAGGTGTGGATGATACAGCACATTTAGGCATACCGGGTGAAGAACAATTACAATCACCATACGGATTTCCGGGTGATGGTAATGAGTTATTGCCGGGTGCAACTGAAGCAACACCTATGTCTGGTGGTGCTAACTTAGGTGGATTAAAAGATGAATACATGGGTGCAAATCTTTTATCTGGCAAAGCACGGATGCCAAATCAACCAGAAATATATCCTGCTAGTGAAACAGCACGTAGGATGGAAAAGTTAATCCATGACCAGTTGTTAGATACAAACGCTACAAATGTATTACGTCATGCTATTTTTGAATCAGTATTATTAGGAACTGGTATTGTAAAAGGGCCATTTAATTATGCTAAAACTGTTCATCGTTGGGATAATGTTAACGGTGAAAAAATGTATGCCCCTTATCTTAAAGAAGTTCCAAGATTAGAAGCAGTAAGTTGTTGGGATTTCTTTCCAGACCCAGATGCAACTTCAATAAATGATTCTAATTATGTAATACAAAGACATAAGTTTACCCGTAATCAATTACGTGATTTAACAAATCATGCATATTTTGATGGTGATGCAATTGCCGAGTGTTTAGATATGGGTGCTAATTACACCACTGAATACTACGAAGATATAATACAATCATATGACACACAAAGTGGTAGTTATGACGTTGATAGATATGAAGTGTATGAATATTGGGGAACACTTGATAGTATGCTTGCGGATGAAATAGGTTTAGAATATAAAACAGATTCTGCTTTAGATGAAGTGCAAATAAACGCATGGATATGTAATGGTAAAATTTTACGTGCAGTATTAAATCCATTTACTCCAGAAAGAATACCGTTTCAATCTATTCCATATGAAATAAATCCATATCAATTTTTTGGTGTAGGCGTTCCAGAAAATATGGAAGATGCACAGTTGTTAATGAACGGCCATGTTCGTATGGCAATAGATAATCTAGCATTAGCAGGTAATTTAGTTTTTGACGTTGATGAAGCGTCATTAGTTCCGGGTCAAAATATGGATATATTCCCCGGAAAAATATTTAGAAGACAATCCGGTGTCACAGGAACCGCTATCAATGGATTAAAATTTCCTAACACAGCACCAGAGAATCTTCAAATGTACATGCAAGCGAGACAGCTTGCTGACGAGGAAACTGGTATACCCTCAGTTCTGCACGGACAAACAGGTGTATCGGGAACAGGGAGAACAGCATCTGGACTATCAATGTTGTTAAGTGGTGCAAGTTTATCAATAAAAACAGTGATGAAAAATATTGATGACTTTTTATTAAAACCACTTGGTGAAGCAATGTTTCAATGGAATATGCAATTTGATGAAGACAATCCAGATATTATTGGTGATTTGGAAATTAAACCACATGGTGTTGCAAGTGTGATGCAAAAAGAAGTTAGGTCGCAAAGACTAACTGCTTTATTACAAACAGTTGCTAATCCGATGTTAGCACCGTTTATTAAAATACCAAATCTAATTAGGGAGTTGGCGATTGCACAAGACATTGACCCAGATAGTCTAGTCAATGATATTAATGATGCACAAATATTTGCAGAAATGCTGAAAGGTTTAAATGTTCAACAACAAGCTAGCGAGCAAGCTCAAGGCCCTAGTCAACAACAAGATGGCATGGGAGGCACTGGAGGAATACCTGCAGGCGGAAACCCAGAAGACCCATCGGGCGTTGGTGGTGGCACAATCGGAACAGGAAATGTTCCGCAGTCAGGGGAAAGCAATTTTACTGGAAACCCTCCTCAACCTCAAGAGTAACGTACAAGATTTTGAAAAAAATAATAAAGGAAAATAATGACAACTGAACCGTTTAAATTAGATATTGCAGAAAGTTTTATAGATATTAAACCTAAAGGCGATTCTTTTTTAGACTTACCAGAAACAGATGTTGATAAATTAATAGAAAAAGAAAAAACTAAAAAAGATGATGATACTGGTTTAGAAGGTGTTACTCTAGGTTCAGACATAGTATCACCAACAGAAGGATTAACAGACGAACAAAAAAATCTTTTAAGTGGTGCTGAACAATTTTTAAAAGACGAAGCAAATAAAGTTAGTCCTACAATGGACATAGAAAGTGCTAGAGATAATTTTTTAGCTAGAACATCTGGTGGAACATCTAACATGGGAGCCGCTAAACTTCTTGATAACGTAAATAATAATAACAAAGATGTATATATAAATAATATATCAGGAATGTTTACAGATGTAAAAGATAGTTTTAAAACTGCAATGTCTTCTGTTACTTTAGGTAAAGAAGAATTAAAAAAATCGGGCATGGGCCCTGTAGTAGCCGGAATAACCGGAGGGCCTTTTGGAGCTGTTATGGCTTTTGCTCCTCTAGTAGCAGATGGGTTTCAACAAAAAAAAGATATGAACAACTTTTTGAAAGATTTTGGTGAAAAAGGTTTTTCTGATGAATTACTAAATGCAACTTATTCATATGGAACTATGAAAAATGAAAAAACAGGAAAACAGTTTTTACAGCATGTATTAGTAAATGATTTTAATCCCGGATATGCTTTAAAGTACAACGCATACGGAGGTAAAAATTTTGATGGTAATCATCACGATGCATTAAAAAAATTTATTGTTGATGGTGTTAACGAAGAAATTTTTAATGAAGGTGCTATACTAAGATTAGCGTCACAAAGATATGCATTTAAAACTGGTAGTGATTCTTATTGGAAAGCCACAGTTGCACAAAAAGCGTTAAAAGATTTAGGGTATACCATAAACGGAAGAACTGCAATAGACAGTGAAGGTAACACATATCTAGATGGTAAACTTTGGAAAAAAGCGGTAGATACTAATGTTCCAAATGTTGTTTCAGCAGGAACTTCATCAAATATTAAAGGGCCTGTAGGTATGGATAGAGAGCCTACGCAAACTCAACAACAAGTTACTGGTGGAGGAGGTGCAGACCAAGATACTAGTCCATCTATATCAAATGTTATGAATACAGACTTTGTTACAAAAGATACAAGTTACTATGAAAACTTTAATAAGCCGGGTGGAGGATTTAGTCAAGGATTAGGTTTAGCGTTTGGAGGAGAACCAGACCCAAAAGCAAATATAGGTAATTTAGAATTTATAAATGAAAAAGGCAAAGACATGTCCGGTGTTGCTGATGATGTTGAAAGGCCATTAGAGGAAGGTGACTTTGTTATTAATGCACCTGCTGTAGAATTTGCAGGAAAAAAAGATATTGAAGATATGCTTGAAGAAGCAATTGCAATTGCAATGGCTAGAGGTTTTGATATTTCAGATGAAAGAAAAGGAAAATTATTAACTGGTTTATCTAATCGTGAACTTGTAATTCCAAAAGTATTAGCAGAAATAATTGGTTACGATAGATTAAATAAAATTAATAACCGTGGAAAGGAAAGGGTGCAGGAAATTGTACAAGCAAGAAAAGAAGAAATTCCAGAAAAAGCTGTTGCTGATGACCCTCGTTTACGTGCTCAACTTGGGGGAGCAATAGGGAGTGTTTTAGATTCAGACGTTGCTACAGGTAAGTTAGCGGCGGCAGGTGCTCCCGGTGAAATCTTATCAACACCTAGAGGTGCTTTTGTAAATATTGCAAAACCAATGCCAACTGAACAAGTATTACAACAAACACCAATAGGAGAAGAAATACTTAGACCACAAACTATGATGAACGAAGGTGGAGCTTTATTTACTACAACTTTTTTTAACCCCGGCAACATAGAAGTGGGAACTGATGCTCCGGGTAAAGTTGAAGGACAATCATATTCTAATGGAAGATTTGCAGTATTTCAAGACGCAGTATCTGGATTAGCGGCAATACCACATACATTAAATAAATATGAAACTAACAACATTGCAGAAGCTATTAAACAATATAAACCAATAGGTGAAAATACTGAAAAAGAAGTTAACAACACTATTAATTATTTAACAAATAAACTGGGTAAAAATACATTTGATTTAAATAACTCAGATGATGTAAATGTAATAATAGAAGGCATAACAAGATTTGATTCTGGTGCGGATAGTTTAACTTTTTATACACCAGATAAAATTAAAAAAGCAACTAATTTTTATTTAAATTCAAAAAAACAATAAAGTTTCTAACTACTCGCCGGTAGTTAGCTGTTAGGCAACTCACAATAATGTGACCCCTAAATTAACGACAACGTGGCTACTCGTATTTACGACCCCACAAGGAGGAAAAATGGCAAAGACAGCAGATAATACTGAAGTCGCTAAAAACGAAAATCAAATACCGGAACCCACTCCTTACAAAGGACAGTATCGGAAAGATGTTTACACCGAAGAACCAGAACAGAAAGCAGAAGAGCAAGACCCTTCGCAAGAAGCTACTCACGAGCAATCTGGATTTATGTCTGGCAGTGCAAAACAACCACAGCACGATTTTAAAAAACGTTATGATGATTTAAAATCTCATTATGATAGAACTCTTGCTGAGAATAAACAAAAAGTTGAAGAGTTAGAGGCTAAATTGCAAGTCGCTCAACAACCACAGTTTAAACCTACTAAAACAGATGATGAACTTAAAAATTTTAAAGATAAGTACCCAGATGTTTATGGTGTGGTTGAGACAGTTGCACATAAACAGGCTGAAACAAAATTACAATCACTTCAAACAGAGATTAAACAACTGCGTGAACGTGAAAATAATTTAGTTGTTGAGTCTGCTTATAAAGAACTGTCAAATGCACATCCCGATTTTGCTGAGTTAAAAGATACACCAGAATTTTTAGATTGGTTAAATAAACAACCTAATTCTATTGCTGATGGTGTAACAAAAAATAACACAGATTCAAAATGGGCAATCAGAGTTGTAGACCTTTTTAAGTCTGATGCAGGTATATCAAAGTCAAAAACCAAGTCTAAGTCTGCCGCCGAAGCTGTCACAAGAACATCTTCAAAAAGTGTTAATATTGACAACAAAGACGGTAAGAAGGTTTGGAAGTCTTCTGAAATTCTTAAATTAAAACCTTGGGAATATGCAAAAGTCGAACAAGAAATAGACACCGCACTGCGTGAAGGTCGTGTAGTGCGAGACACAAAATAACCCTTAACTTTGGGAGGCTAAAATGGCATTTTCAAATGCGGCTGGTTACTCAAATTTATCGCAAGGTAATTTCGTACCAGAAATATATAGTCAAAAAGTTTTAAAATTTTTCCGTAGGTCATCAGTTGTAGAAGATATAACTAACACAGACTACTACGGCGAAATTGAAAACTTTGGCGACACAGTAAGAGTCATTAACGAGCCAACGATTACAGTATCTTCTTATAATAGAGGCTCTGTTATTAATACCCAAAACTTAGATGACAATCAGTTTACACTAACTGTAGATACAGCAAATGCTTTTGCATTTAAAATTGATGACATTGAAGAAAGACATTCACACTTAAACTTTGAAGCGTTAGCTACCTCTTCTGGTGCTTACTCTTTAAAAAGAAAGTATGACAGAGATGTCTTAGAAGCAATTCAAGGTGCATCAGGTATCAGCACAGGTACTGCTGTAACTCCGTCTGGTTCAACTGCAGGTGACACTGTAGTGAACGCAATTTCAGAAGCGGCTAGAATTCTAGACGACAATGAAGTTCCAGAAGAAGGCAGATGGATGGTTGCACCACCTAAGTTATACGAAGTATTAAAGACAGCAGGTTCTAAGTTCTTAGAAGTACAGGTAACTGGCATGAACGAATCACCATTATTAAATGGTAAAGTTTTACCGGGCCCGGTACATGGCTTTAATTTATACAAATCAACTGCACTAAATCTAAGTGGCACAGATATTATTACAGCAACTGGAACATCAAACCAGTTCAAAGTATTATTTGGTCATATCTCTTCAGTGGCTACTGCTTCGCATATTGCGAAAACAGAAGTTGTAAGAGATACAGATTCTTTTGCAGACATCATTAGAGGATTACACGTTTATGGACAAAAAGTATTGCGTACAGAAGCGGTAGTAAGAACTTTAATGACAATGGCGTAAGGAGGATAACACCATGGCAACATATAATGTAACTGGGCCGGGTGGAACAACTGGTCATCCATCAGTAGTTCGTAGACCTTACCTAGTAGAAAATACGATTGACATCTCTGCTATCAATGGTGATAGTGGAGCGGCACAAAACGATGTATTACAGGTATTAGATATTCCTGCAGAAACTTTAGTTATGGAAGCAGGTATCGAAGTATTAACAGCGTTATCAAGTAGTGTTACTTTAGATTTAGGTATCACTGGTGGAGACGTTGACAGATATGTCGATGGAGATACTAACGCTACAGGTTTCTCTGCACCAACAGCTACAGCTAGAACAGTAGTTGCAAGTGCGGATACTCTTGATGTATTAGTTCTTAGTGCGGACTCAACTGCGGGAAAAATCCGTGTGTTTGCAGTTCTATGTGACGTGTCTGGCGTTGAAGAAAGTGACTTAAACACTGATTCACAGCACGACACTGGTTCGTAAGATTAATATAATAATGGGGGCCTTAGTGCCCCCTTTTTAAAAATAGTATGATAAAAATAGCAATGGCGATAATAATAACCTCAATGCCAAACTGGCCATCAGTGAGGTATCAAGGTTATATATATCCAGATATGGATACATGTTTATCATCTACTCAATTATATGTAGAACAATTTAAATCATATGCTGATAGTCAAGGAGACTACGATGCTCATTTTGATTCTATATGTTTTGAAGTTGATGCATATCCAATAGATGGATTTAATAATTTAGAATTAGGAATATAATGGCAGTTCACGATTTAAGACAAAAAACAAAAGCTAGCACAGGACAAAGAACTATAAAAGATGAGTCATCTTGTAATTGTTCTGAAATGATTAGTAACCTACAAAAAGAAGTAGATGAATTAAAAAAAATACTAAAAGGAACTAATGAAGGGCAAGTAACTTTTGTAGACGAATGAGAAAAGAACATAAAAATCCTAAAGGTGGTTTAACTGCTAAAGGTAGAGCATTTTTTAAAAGAAAAGAAGGTGCTAACTTAAAACCTCCGGTAAAACGGGGAGTTAATCCACGCCGAATTTCTTTTGCCGCTAGATTTGCAGGGATGAAAGGCCCTATGAAAGATGAGAAAGGTCGCCCAACTAGAAAGGCACTAGCACTTAGGGCGTGGGGTTTTAGGTCAGTTGAATCTGCCCGTAATTTTGCTAACAAGCATAAAGGTAAAAAAAAGAAAGGTAAGAAATGAAAAAAGGTTTATACGCTAATATTCATGCTAAAAGAAAACGTGGGGAGAAAATGAAAAAAAAAGGTGCTAAAGGTGCACCTACTGCGGCACAGTTTAAGAGAGCTAAACAAACAGCAAGAAAAAGATAATGCCACTTAAAAAAGGTAAATCACAAAAATCAATATCTTCTAACATTCGTAAAATGAAAAAAGAAGGTAAGAAACCTATGAAACAAATTATTGCTATAGCATTAACTGTAGCAGGAAAGGTAAAACCAGATGCCCGCAAAAAGAAAAAAAAGAAAGGCAAAAAAAAAGTTTCCTCCCGTTCCAAAAACTAAAGGTGGTGTACCTACTAAGTATGTTAGAGGTGCAAAAAATCCTAAAGCACGAGAGGCAGAAATAAAAAGAACAGCTAGACTTTATAAAGAAGGAAAGCTAACACCTGCAATGATGAAAGCTATAAGCAAAAAAAGGAGCAAAGGATGAGCAGTAAACAAGCAGTTATTGATAAGTACCACAAATCAAGTGGTATATCTAAATCTACGTTGAGTAAAGTTTACTCAAGAGGAGCGGCGGCATATTTTTCAGCAGGGTCTAGACCTAAAGTTTCACAGCATGCATGGGCATCAGGGCGTGTGCGGAGTTTTGCGACTGGAAAAGGTGGAGCTAGAAAAGCAGATAAAGATTTAATTAGAGGCGGAAAAAAGAAAAAGAAAACAGTTAAAAAGAAAAAAAGGTAGTGGTCGAAAAGGAGGTAAGTATGTGTGAATATTGTGGCACAGGATGTGGTGGTTGTAGAGGATAGCTGTGGCAGACCCTAAAAAAGGCACAGGTAAAAAACCAAAAGGTAGCGGCAGGAGATTGTATACGGATGAAAATCCTAAAGATACAGTAAAAATAAAGTTTGCAACTCCTGCTGATGCAAGAGCTACAGTAGCCAAAGTTAAAAAGGTAAAGAAACCTTTTGCCCGTAAAATACAAATACTTACAGTAGGAGAGCAAAGAGCAAAAGTAATGGGAAAAACTCAAGTAGTGAGTATTTTCAAGAAAGGAAAAGAAGCTCTAAGAAGAGCGAAGAAAAGAGGGTAAATAACTAATTTTCTTGACAATACGCTAATTTAGTGTATAATATATAAAGGGAGTCATGACAACAACATATTTAACATTAGTTAATAATGTTTTACAGGAAATTAACGAAACTACGTTAACTTCTGGTAATTTTACCAGTAGTAGAGGTATACAGACAGCAGTAAAAACATTTGTTAACAAGTCCATTAATGACTTTTACAACGCAGAGTTAGAATGGCCTTGGTTGTACGTGTCCACCACCCAAGACACACAAACGGGTGTAAGACTATATGATTTACCGGGCGGAAGCACCCCCACTTACCGTAAACTGGATTTTGATTCATTTAGACTTACACCCAAAGAATTAATTACAAATACAGAGTTTACTAGCAACATTACTAGTTGGACAACTGTATCTGGTACTCCTGCTTACAATTCTGCGGGTAATGGTAGATTAAGATTAAATAGTGCTGAAGCAACACAATCTATTAGCACTGTATCTGGTAGACCATATCGTGTTAACCTACGAGTGCTAGACCCAAGCTCATCTGGTAGTTCAATAACACTAAAGATAGGCACATCATCTGGTGGTACACAAATATCATCAACATCATTGACAGTTTCTAAAACTGGAGATGGTTTAGCAAAAACTATATCATTTGATGCAACTGCATCAACAACCTTTATTAGTTTAGCAAATACATCATCTGACAATCTAGATGTAGATTATATTCGTGTAAGAGAAGATACACCTTCTACAAAATTAATGTATGTTTCATATGATAGGTTTTTAGAAGAGTTTGCAGAACGTGATTTAAATGAAGATGAAAGTGTTTATGGCAAACCTGTTTTTGTTTACAAAACACAAGACAATCAAATAGGATTTAGTCCTATACCAGACCAAGACACTTACACTGTTGCGTATGAGTATTATAAAACACACAGTGATTTATCGGCGGCAACAGATACAGCTTTACACTATGCACGTTTTGATGGTGTAGTTGTAAATAGAGCAAAATATTATGCAATGATACTTCGTTCAGACTTACAAGCATCACAATTTGCAAATGCAGAATATGAACGTGGCGTAAGACGTGCAAGAGTAGAAGTTATTAATAGACGAGATTCAATGCGTGACCACCGTGTTAACTTTGGTAGACGAGTAGCAGGAGGATTATCTTACTAATGGCTACGCAGACTAAACCAATTATTGTTAGTTTAGGGGGTGGGTTAGTATTAAACAAAGATGTTTTTTCTATGCAACCCGGTGAAGCATTACAGCTTCAAAACTTTGAACCAAACATTAGTGGTGGGTATTCAAAGATATTAGGAACGGAAAAGTATAATACAAATATAGTTCCACAAGTATCTAGCTCTTCTGAAAGAGTTGTAATGTCTGCAATATTTAATGATGTGGTATTAGCGGCACGAGGCGGAACAATAGTTAGAGGTAGTTCTGGTTCTGGTAGTTGGACATCAACAATTACAAGTTTAGGAACACCAACAAAAAATTATGAGTTTAGAAAATTTAATTTTGATGGCACAGAAAAAATTGTTATTGCAACAGGAACATCAAACCCACAAATATTAGATGCATCTTTTAGCACAACTAATGTAAATGCAACTGGAACATCAAACTTTAAATTTGTAGAAATATTTAAAAACCATTTATTTTTTGCAGGACATAGTTCTAACGAGCAAGAAATAAGTTTTATGGGCCCTTTTCAAACTAATGATTTTACTAGTAACAATGGGGGCGGAACTATTAAAGTAGATACTGAAATAGTTGGACTTAAAGTTTTCCGTGAAAATTTATTTATATTTGGAAAAGATAAAATATTTAAATTATCTGGAACAGCTTTAGCAGACTTTGCAATAGCACCTGTAACAAGAAACATAGGTTGTTTAGATGGTGGTAGTATACAAGAGCTTGCGGGTGATGTTGTATTTTTAGCACCAGATGGTTTAAGAACTATTGCAGGTACAGCAAGAATTGGTGACGTAGAATTAGGAACAATATCAAAACAAGTACAAAAACGTATTGATGATATTACAACACACAACATTAATTCTTTAGTAATAAGAAGTAAATCACAATATAGATTATTTTTTCCTACGAGTACATCACAAGCAGAGCAGGCGGCACAAGGTTTAATAGCAGTAATAAAAACAAATCCTGCAACTGGACAATTAGGATTTGAATATGCAGATATGAAACAAGTAAAAGTATCAGCATGTGATTCAGATTTTATAAGCGGAACGGAAACAATTGTTCACGGTGGATATGATGGTTTTATATATAAACAAGAAACAGGTAACGAACTTACAAGAGCAAGCACTACTGCTACTATAGATAGTTTTTACAGGTCTCCAGATTTGCATATGGGAGACCCGGGTATTAGAAAAAAAATGCAACGTGTTATATTTAACTATGACAATACAGGAAACGTATCTGCAACATTTAAATTAGTTTATGATTTTGCAGACCCAAATTCACCACAACCGAGTTCGTTTTCTTTAACAACTGGTGCAGGTGTTGCTCTTTATGATTTAGCGGCAACAACTTATGGAACAGCAGTCTATGATTCATCTGGTGCATCACTTGTTAGACAACCTGTAGAGGGCAGTGGCTTTACAGTAGCAGTGAGATTAGATGATACTTCAACTAATCCACCGCTAGAATTAAAAGGTTACGAAATGGAATTTATACCGGGAGATAGAAGATAATGGGAGATACATATACAAGACAGAGTTCGGGTGATATTACTTCGGGTGCTACTATTGAAGCATCACATTTTAATAATGAATTCGACCAATTAGTATCAGCCTTTGCGGCATCATCTGGCCACACACACGATGGCACCACGGGCGAAGGTGGCCCAATAACAAAGTTATTAGGCAACACTTTAACGTTTGGTGCAGGCACTGCAGGAACAGATATAACAATTACATTCGATGGCGAAACATCTGATGGTGTTTTAAAGTGGATGGAAGATGAAGATTACTTTGAGTTTTCAGATGACATACTTGTAGCTAGCACAGAAAAATTACAATTCAGAGATACAGCAATATATATTAATTCATCTACTGATGGTCAATTAGATTTAGTAGCAGATTCAGAAATACAATTAGCGGCTACTACTATAGATATAAATGGTGCTGTTGCACTTAATGGTGCTATAACAGGTGCTACTAATATTACATTATCTGGCGAATTAGATGCGGCAACTTTGGATATATCTGGGGATGCAGACATTGATGGTACACTAGAAACAGATGCACTTTCTATAAACGGAACAACTGTTACATCTACAGCCGCAGAATTAAATATTCTTGATGGCGTAACGTCTACAGCCGCAGAACTTAACATTTTGGATGGTGTTACAGCAACTGCTTCTGAGCTTAATATTTTAGATGGGGTAACGTCTACCACTGCGGAATTAAACATACTTGATGGAGTAACATCTACTACTGCGGAATTAAACATACTTGATGGTGTAACTTCTACAGCTTCTGAATTAAATTTAGTAGATGGCATTACAGCAGGAACAGTATCTGCTTCAAAAGCAGTTATTGTAGACTCTAATAAAGATTTAAGTGGTCTTAGAAATTTAACTATATCTGGTGACTTAACAGTATCTGGTGATGATATTACCATGGGAACCAACACAGCCGGTAATTTATTAATAGCTGATGGTA